ATGCGATCTTCGCGTTACGTCAGTTCACACTGATGTTCGAGAAGATCTTGTTGCCATGCTCAGACGAGCGTGTCAACGGCGCTATGCTTGGGTACCTCAAGTGTGAGCAGGATGTCAAGGCGGCGGATGCCATGCTTCAAAGTGCCCAAAAGGATCACTTTGTTGCTGTTAGCACTCGTCTGTTTGGCCAGGCGTTCGCCGAAGTGGATCAACAGATCCTCAACGGAGAGATCGTCCCCAAGCATGGACCAGGCGCTACGGCTGATAAACTTCTGGGGAACCAGAAGTTTCAGCAAAGCGAATGGACCAGCCGTTTGGAAGAACACTTCCCCATGGGGGAGTTTCTTCTGCCCAGTTGGCGTTATCACGAAGATCTCGCCAACACTGACATCCTCGAACCCGGTGCCGAGAGACCTGTTCGGGTCATATCGGTACCTAAAACGCTCAAGACACCACGAATTATAGCCGTAGAACCTACGGCTACTCAGTATGTCCAACAGGGCATCGCTGAGGCTCTCGTGAAGAGTATCGACAGAGATTACCTCCTGTCGACTCTTATCGGATTCGACGACCAGGATCCCAACAGGAAACTGGCGTTGCAAGGCTCCATGGATGGAACCTTGGCCACCCTCGATTTGAGTGAGGCCTCCGACCGTGTCTCGAATCAGCATGTACGACTTCTCTTCGCGCATCATTCTCTCCTTCGGGAGGGGGTGGACGCTTGCAGGAGCCGGAAGGCTGATGTCTTGGTTAATGGCGAACATAGAATCGTTCGCCTAGCCAAGTTCGCGTCTATGGGTTCAGCGCTGACATTCCCTATAGAAGCGATGGTATTTACTACCATCATCTTCATGGGGATTGAAAACGCGCTCAGCAGACGGTTGACCGATAGGGACATCAAGTCCCTTATCGGCCGGGTGCGTGTCTTCGGAGACGATATCATCGTCCCCGTCGACTACGTGCAGCCTGTCATTGACGTCATGACTACTTTTGGGTATGTCGTGAACGTCAACAAGTCTTTCTGGACTGGGAAGTTCAGAGAGTCTTGTGGCAAGGAATACTACGGCGGACATGACGTATCAATCGTCAAGGTCCGTCGTCCTCTTCCGGAAAAGTCGATTCGCATCGACAAGATCCAGAAGCTTCGGTTCCGAGCCAGGCAGGAGCGTGTTCAGGAGATCATCTCAACCGTTTCTCTGCGAAACCAGCTTTACAAAGCTGGATTGTGGAGTACGGCGAAGTTCCTTGACGATTTGCTTGAGGGTGTCTTGCGACACTTTCCGGCTATCGCTGAGGATTCTCCTGTGCTGGGCAGAGTGAGTTTTTCTGGCTACGACAGTCAGAAGACACACCGTCACTTGCATAGCCCCTTGGTAAAGGGTTATGTAGTGACCACCGACATCCCGAGTGATCCTCTGGATGGAAGTGGTGCCTTGCTCAAGTACTTCCTGAAAAGAAGCGATTTGCCATTCGCTGACAGGAAGCACCTCGAACGCGCTGGGCGTCCTGAGTCGCTCGACATAAAACTCAGGTGGGCTAGCCCCTTCTAAAGGGGCTAGGTCCGGTTCACAAGCCGGACGCAGGGGAAACAATCGTATTCCCTGACGGGATACTATAAGTGTGGC